CGACGCTATAGCCAAACAAGGAATACAGAAGACTTATAAAACTGTAGTGTCCTCGCTCCGGCCCAGCACCGAACCTAGGAGCAAAACCGAACGTTCTGTTGGTAACAGACGATCCGGAAGTTATTTTTCGAGGGGCCTTCTCAGGGGCCTCGCCACGGAGCTACTTAAAGCTCTAACCTCCAGATCCGCCAACCTAAGCGCCTAAGCGCCCGTCCGATCTCGCAACCTAAGTTCGACACCAGTGTAACCGTGAGGTTTGCAGTGGTTCTTCCTTTTCCCCCGGACAATATCCCTTGCGGGATCCCATCCGTGCCTCCCAAACGTTTGAGGCTTAGTCCATCGAGCGAGAAGTCGCGAATTCACGCATCACTTCGATCCGCGAAGACATTTCAAGGTGTTCTGAATACCCTAGAATGTGATCGATACGCATCGGAGATAATGAATGAGCCTGTGCCTTAATACCTAGCCACCGAGTGTGGCTCTGTCTAAGGATAGCGGCTGTATTCGCATGCCTCGCACTCGTCCCTTCAGGCTTCTGGCCTCCAATAGGTCCAGGAACCCAGACTCCGCCGTCGGAGTCGTACTCGCCACCAGCCAACGCGCTGACGCCAAGCAGGTAACCCAAGAGGGTTTGACCTCCCATGATTGGCGTGCACTCCCTATTCCTCAGCTTCTTATGTAGAACTGCTGGAACTTGAGCGTCTGACATCGACCTGATGTCCTTGAAGAGCGTGTCCAAGGGACCAAAGAGTTCTCTCTTCATCGAGACACGTTTCATTCGTTGTCTCGGGTTACAGGCAAGATAGGCCGCAACCTTTTGCTGTTGCAGGAGCCTTTCTGGAGGAGTATCCAACACCTTCAGAGATTCAACACCAGTCGCAGTGTCCACAAGGCCTGACTGATCCGCCTTCTTAGGGGACCAGTCACCGAACTTCTGCGGTAATGCCAAACCCATGCCTCCCAAACTCTTTGGGAACCACTTATTCGCCATCTTGGGAGCTTCCCGGATTACAGTGTTGTAGGTCTTAAAGAAAATACCGTACATCTTCCACTGGTCCTTAGGGGGAATCCCGCGAATCATCTCAGTTGAGATGCTGGAAAGGTCAGTCCAGTAAGTGTCCTTCGGCTTTGTCGCATCCATGCCTTTCTTTATAGTGTTATAAAGTAAGCACTGGTTGACAAATCCCTCGAACTTCCAAGGTTTCGGAACCTTGTTCTCCACGACTTTCGGTCGTAGGACCCCTTCGTGTTCTGGGTCCTCTTCCATTCCATCCTCTTGGTGAAGGTCCACCTCTTTCATTGATTTTGGTGCCCTCCGAAGTTCACTGTTCATGATAATGAACTGCCTTGAAGTATAGTTCTTCCCGATGGAAAAATCTAGACCACAAAGATGAGTGACTTCCTTCCAACGCGCGTAGATCCCTGGATCCGCGATGAAAGCAATGTCGTCTCCATTAACACGTAGACGTACATTGGGCCCGTATTCTTGTTTAAGAGCCACAAGGGTGGCTGCTGCATTTACAATGCATAGAATCGGGAACGACATAGGTGAACCCATGAGTTGACCCCAGGACTGCGAAACGCACTCCTTTCCGTAATGAAGAGTATGTCCGGTCAACGCCTTAAGACCTAGTTGATAGTACGGAGTCATAGAAAGCTTGACACCGCTGTTCCATCCTAGAGATACATTAGAACAAATGCACTTCCAGGTGAACTCGCTGAGGTCCGGACGAAGATTGTCC